CGGTAAGCCGGCCGTGGACGCGTTCAAGAACGCGGGCTCGTGGCTGGTGAGCAAAGGCGGCTCACTGATCAGCGGATTCAAGTCCGGGATCGTCGGCACGATGAAGGGCATCGGGTCCTGGATCAAGAAGACCATCGTCGATCCAGTGGTGAGTGCCGTCAAACGCTACTTCGGCATCCACAGCCCCTCAAAGGTCTTCGCCGACATCGGTGGGCATCTCGTCTCCGGCCTCGTCAAGGGCCTGGCCACCACGAACGGTACGGACATCGCGAAGACCGTCTTCGGTGACCTGCCGCACGCCCTCGGCTCGATCGTGAACAAGGGCCTCGTCTCCCTCGGCAGCCTGCCCGGCAAGGCGCTGAGCGCGCTCGGCAAGCTCGGCGGCTCCTTCCTCAACCTGATCGGTCTCGGAGGCGGTGGCGGCGGCTCGTCGAAGAACCAGCAGATCGGCGAACTGCTCGCAAAGACGTACGGCTGGAGCGGCCCGCAGTGGGCCGCCCTGAAGGCGCTGTGGAACGGAGAGAGCGGCTGGAACGAGCGCGCACTGAACAAATCCTCCGGGGCCTACGGCATCCCGCAGGCCCTGCCGGCGAGCAAAATGGCGGCAGCAGGCGCGGACTGGCGCACGAACCCGGCCACGCAGATCAAGTGGGGTCTGTCGTACATCAAGTCCGTGTACGGCAGCCCGCTGAATGCCTACTCGAAGTGGCTGAGCCGGTCGCCGCACTGGTATGCGAAGGGCACGCGCGGCGCAGCCCGCGGCCTGGCCTGGGTAGGGGAGCGCGGGCCGGAGTTGGTCAACTTCTCCGGCGGTGAGGACGTCCTCAGTCACCCCGACAGCGTCGCGTTCGCGCGATCCCACGGCATCCGGCTGCCCGGCTACGCGTCCGGCACCATCCAGAACGCCGAGGACCGGGTGAGGCGGGACCGGGAGAAGGTCGAGGAGGCCAAGGACGCACTGTCGCGGGCCAAGCGGAGGCACAAGGGCGAGGCGGCGGCGCAGAAGAAGCTGGAGGCGGCCGAGAAGGAGCTGAAGGCCGCCGAGATCGCCCTGGCGAACGCCAAGCGCACCGCGAAGGTGTCGATCCAGAACACGCTCGCCACCGGCCTGCTCAAGACGCTGGAGACCGGCACGTCGTCGGCGATCGCGTCGGCCATCAAGTCGCTGGCGACGCAGCTGCTGAACGCCGGCTACAACCAGACTGCGAAGGGGGTGATGTCGAAGGGCGGCCGGCTGGAGACGCTGGCAGACAAGCGGGCCAGCCTCCAGAAGCAGATCGACGCGGCGAATCAGTACGCCACCGACCAATCTTCGAAGATCACCGACTTTCTCAGCATCAGTGGGACGTCGGCGACGTCGGTCGGCGGCCTGATCTCGCAGATGACCACCCAGCAGAACACCGCGAAGGGCTTCGTGGCCCTGTCCAAGTCGCTGAAGGCGCGCGGCGCGTCCAAGGAGCTGCTGGCACAACTGGCTGAGGCTGGCCCGGGCAGCCAGCTCGCGGCGATCCTCGGAGCACCGACCGTCACCCAGGCGGACATCGCGAAGCTGAACGGCCTCGTCAAGAACGGCGGGAAGCTCGCCACGTCCTTCGGCAAGGACATGGCCGATCTGATGTACGACTCGGGGAAGGCGGCGGGGCAGGGATTCCTGGCCGGTCTGAAGGCTCAGCAGCGGCTTCTGGAGCTGCAGATGCAGCTGCTGGCCATGGGATTGGTCAATACGGTCAAGAAGAACCTGAAGATCAAGTCCCCGTCGCAGGTGATGCGGGACCAGGTGGGCAAGCAGATCGCGCTCGGCATGGCCATCGGCATGGACCGGCACCGGCACCACGTAGCCGCCGCCGGCCGCCGCCTGGCCACCACCGCGTATGCGTCTGCCGGTGGGGGCGGCTCGGCCCGTGCAAACGCGGCGTACAACCAGCTCGCGCAGCTCATCAACTCCGGTCAGCTCGGCGGGGCGGAGGTTCACGTCCACTTCGACGATCCGGCGCTGCGCGACCTGATCCGGGTCACCACCAAGCCAATGATCAAGGCGAGTGAGGACCGGCAGGCGTACAGGGCGAGGGTGGGGAGGCGCTGATGACGATCTCCTACGTGTCGCGAGGGGCGACCGCTGATGCCGCCGACACGGTCACCGCCCCGCTGCCCAGCGGTTTCGCGTCTGGGCAGCTCGCCATCCTCCAGGTCGTCTCTGGCCACCCCAACGATGCGGTCCCCTCAACTCCGTCTGGGTGGACTCTTGTCGGCAGCTTCAGCGGCGGCGGAGGAACCTTCGCGAGCGGTACTGGCCCGCGTAGGCTGACGTACTTCGTGCGGGAGCTGGTCGTTGGCGACACAGCGCCCACCACGTCGATCCCGACGGGTGCAACTGGCTCCGTGATCGGCGCCTTCGTGCACACGCTGGCCCGCAGCGCTGGCACGGGCTGGCGGTGGGCTATCACGTTCGGTGCGGACACGTCTACCAGTACCGCGTTCTCCGCGCCCTGTTCCGCAGCCATCACCTTTAAACCCGGCGACTTCCTCATCCTTGGCTATGGCCTGGCCAACTCCAACGCAGGGCCGGGTACGCCGGGCGTTTCCGCCTCCGGGATTACCTTCGGCGCGGTCAACAGTCATACCAACGACGCCATCACGAGCGGGTTCGGTGCCCGGAACGCGTGGCGCGACACCACGGTCACGGCTGGTTCAGGCACGCAGCCTCCCACAGTGACGGCCACGCTGACCGCCGCATCTGGCGGTGTCGGGGCTGTGCTGCGCTTGCGGGAAGCCAGCTCGGATGTCACCGCGTCACCACAGTCGGTGTTCCCGCCACGCAACCTCGTGTCTGTGACCGGCCTGGAGGCAGACGACATCACGTCGGTGACCGTGTACCGGCAGCAGGGCACCGACCTCACCCCAGTACGGGCCGCCTCCGGTATCGACACCACGGGCGCGGACGTCCTGCTCAGGGTCGACGCAGAGCAGCCGTTCGGCGTGTCGATCAACTACATGGCGCAGCTCACCGACGTCAACGGCACGGGCTGGACCGTCTACTCAGGGCCCATCACTTCGACCGTGGACGGAGACGTCATCTCCGACGCCGTGCAGGGCACCGGTGCGAAGGTGTTCATCGAGGCCTGGGACGACAAGAAGAGGTCGAGAGACGCCACGGTGTTCAACGTCGGCGGCAGGCTGGTGGTCGTCGGCCGGCCGCGGTCCGCCGCCCAGGCCACGGTCACCGTGTCCACGGACACCGACGACGACGGCGACGCGCTGCAAGGCGTCCTCGACGCCGCCACCGAGGGCGTCATCCTGATCCGCAAGCAGACCACGCTCGCGGGCGTCGACGGACACCTGGCGATCCTCGACGACGACGAACGCCGCACCTGGAGCATCCCGTACCGGCTGTGGGATCTGTCCACCGCCGAGGCCGAGCCGTGGCCGGACACCCTGGAAGCGGCCGGGTTCTCCCTCCAGGACGTCGCCGACAACTACTCCACGCTGGCAGATCTCGCCACGGACTTCGCGACTCTGCTGGCGATCGCCCTGTTCGACTGGGGCGGCTGACGTGCTGGACATGTCGGACACCGCGCTGTCGGTCGTCCAGCGCTCCTTCACCATGGCCGTGCGTGCCGACTCCTGGCGCGACGGTGACCTGCTCGCCGCGGACATTCCCATCGCCGACGGCAGCGAGGACCGCGACCGGTCCCTGGCGGTGCCCGAACGGATCACGCTGACCATGCCCCGCCGGGACCGCGGCGTCGACTGGGACCCCGGCGCCGACCCCGACCACCCGCTCGCCGCATACGGACAGCAGCTCCACATCTCCTACGGCGTCGACGTCGGCGGAAGCTTCGAGTGGATCGACCGCGGCTGGTTCCTCATCACTGACACCAGCTCGGACGACACCACCGTCACCGTCACCCTCCAGGGCCTGCTGACTCTCATCGACGAGGCGAAGTTCGTGGCCCCGTTCCAGCCGTCCGGCACGCTCGCCTCGACGATCCGCTCCCTGGTCGAGCCCGCGCTCACCGTAACCGTCGACGGGACCCTGACAGACCGGTCGGTGCCGGTCGGCATGCAGTGGGACAGCGACCGGCTGGCCGGCCTGACAGAGGTCCTTGACGCGTGGGCCGCCGACGCCCATGTCACCGAGGACGGCATCCTGCTCGTCGAGCCGGTGAGCGACGACGGCAGCCCGGTGTTGTCCCTCACCGATGGCGTCGGCGGCACCGTCATGCGATGGCAGGGGTCCTCCAGCCGGGACGGCGGTTTCAACTGCGTCGTCGCCCAAGGCGAGGACAGCGCCGGCAACCAGCTCCAGGGCGTGGCCTACGACAAGGACAGCGCCAGCCCGTTCTTCTACGGCGGCCCGTTCAACCCGCTGCCCGTCCCGTACTCGTTCAGCTCCCCGCTGATGACCACCGTCGACCAGTGCCGCAAAGGTGCCGCCGCGAAGCTGCTCCAGCTGCGCCGCACCGCCTCACGACGCTTGGGGGTGACCATGGTGCCGCACCCGGGACTGATGACGGGCGACATCATCTCCGCCACCGGCGCCGGCCTGAACAACGCTCCGTGTGTGATCGAGACGCTGTCGCTGCCGTACTCGCCGGGCGAGATGAGCCTCACAGTGAGGGTGCTGTAAATGGCGGACTTCGCAGATACCCGGGTCTCACTCGCCGGTGAGGGCACTGTCTACGGGACGGCGCTGACGGCCTCATCGAGTGGCGCCTGCCTCGCGAACGTCGGCGGCATCCAGGTCACCGTCCGGGTCCCGCCCGGCCTCACGGTCGCAGCCCGGCAGCGCCTGCTCATCCTCAGGAAGGGTTCCACCTACTGGGGGATCCAGATCCTGACCGCGCCGCCCGTCGTGCCACCGGCCCCGCCTCCGCCCGACAACAGCACCGACACCAACGACCCGGCCCCCGCCCCGAAGCCGGTCACGACCACGGGCAGTCTCGTGTGCTCGCCGGTGGCGACATCGACGTGGCGGGATGGGCACTGGCGCACCGACATCGGCAGCTCCACCAGCGCCGACACGTACCAGGGCCGCTACTCCGGCTCCGGGTACGGCCGCATGTCCGGATTTGCGTTCTACGGGGCGAAGCCGAGATCCATCGCGGGCGCCACCGTCACCAAGGCCACCGTCAAGCTGCGCAGGCTGACGTCCGGCGATTACGGCAGACGCAGCCCGACACTGCGCCTGGTGTCGCAGTCCACCCGCCCGTCGGGCTTCCCGACCCTGAACGAGACCACCACCGGCCCGGCCCTCGGCGTGCAGGGCCACGTTTCGCCATCGGAGACCACCTTCACGCTGCCCAGCTCCTGGGGTCAGGCCATGGTCGACGGCACCCGCGGCGGTCTCGCTATCTCC